CTCAGATCCACGGATGTCAGATTGCTTTTGAGCTTCACGCTTTTCAATATCAGTAACAAGTTGCTGATAAGGGTTTGTGTATTTAGCTAAAGTGTCTGCGTCAGCAATAGTCCCAGCTTGGAATCCAGACTGAAGGTCTCTGGCAGAGTAGTCTTGACCAAGCTCTCTAGCCATGTAGCCAGGATCAAAAGAACCAGCTTGATAGCCGGATGTTAAATCTTGAGCTTGGAAGTCTTGATTAAGGGTTCCAGCATCGTAGCCCGATGTAAACTGTGTAGGCTGATAACCGACACCGCGCTGACCAGCTTGATAGCCTTGGCCTAAATCTCCAGCGTTATAACCGCTGCCTATAGTTCCAGCGTTGTACTCTGAAAATTGATTTTGAGGATTAAAGCCAGCAGCAATATCTGCGCCTGCGCCAACTTGTTGACCGCCAACGTTACCAGCTATATCAGAAGCCATTGTTGTTTGGTACGGAGTTCCAGCAGCGGCTATGTCGGACATACCCTGCATACCACGGTTTTCAAAGTCCGTGAACTCAGCTACTCGCTGCCCAGGATAAGCTTCGTAAGGCCGTGTTGACTCATATACAGTCCTGCCAAGAAGCTCCTCATAAAAGGGCTGTGCATATTCTGGTAAGTTTGTTTGTACTACTGTGCTTTCTTGAGCACCGCCGCCGCCGCCTTTACTCATCTTCTAAACTCCTCTCGTAGACCACATAGGATCGACTGAATTCATCTTGCTCTAGCCATTTCCAAAACCCCATACGGGCAGTTGCTTCCATGCCGCCGCAATCATTGTCACGACCAAAATCTTTAAACCGATCTAGCATATCCCAGACCCAGTCATTAAAGCTGTCGCCGCCAAGAAACTGAACAGCTAACATCTTTTTCTCTGGATACTGAAGTATCTCTGTTGTGCCAACACCATCAATATTGTTTTCTGAATCAAACGCAACCCATAACTGCTGGTTGCCGTTTAATATTGCAGCATACAAGAACTCCATGTTCCAACGCCCGTTAGACCTTTTGATCGCCTTAGCAAGCTGCGTCCTTACATCAGGCCACAGGTTGTTTAAATAGTTCGCTGGAACCATAGTTATCGTGTGAGTAACCTCTCTTGGCTCAGACCGCTTACGAACCTTCGGCTCTCTAGATAAATCTTTTATCTTGCTTGGATCAAAGTCTAATAGACTGCTCATGCTGGTAATATGCCCCCGCCTCTAACATTAACTAACGGTTCCGGTTGCTCTGTAGTTCCGGTGCGCTCCGTGCGGACTCTATCCATCATTGCTGCTAGCTCTTTAGCCCCAGCGCCAGTGTCTCCATCGCCTAAGCCAGAAACCACATCACCAGGAACTATAAACTCACCAGGAGATACGGCAACTTTTTGTTGATCACCAATCATACCGCCAATCTGATCGTCCATGCCACCGCCAGCGCCTTGAATCAAGCCTTCTTTTTGCGAGTTAGGAACGACAGACTCTAAAACTTGGCTTCGTAATTGCTGAAAGGCTTCTGATCCAAACTCATCTACAAACCGCTTAATCACAACGCTTGATTCCTCTTCAGACATTCGACCTAAAAGAGCCATTGCTGTTTGTTGAATCAGAGCTTGAGCAGCTTGCTCTCCGCTGGGAACTTGATTCCCCCCGCTCATACCTACAACGCCGCCGTTATTCATGCCATATTCAGTGCCGTAAGGGGAGCGGTTAAATCCACCTATACCGGAATATAAATCCTGCCCTGACATATCAAGATTTAGCTCTGGATAGACTTGTTGTGATCCTTCAGCGTCTACTTCGCTATACCCTTCTGGAGCATCAAAGCCTCGCTTTCTTAACTCTGCGTTTTGCGCGATCTTTTGACGAATGGCAAATATGTCTTCCTTTTGCTCTACAGAAAAATTCGGGTCTACAGCAAAATTCATGATCGGGTCATTTCTTAATCGCTCTACCTCTGCGGCTCTACCAGCAACGTTTGCTGCACTATTAACATCAATCTCTACCGGAGGCTTCCGAAAGTAATTTATTTCTGGATCTATGCCAGGACGATAACCTTCAAGCTCTTGAGGGGTGATTGTTGTTGGGCCTCTAAGGCTTGCCTGTCTGGCTGCGGGGTTAAATCCAAAACCTCCACCACCACCACCAAAGCTGTTTTGAGATATATTAGTTCTAGCAGCCAACTCTTCATCTATTTGCCCTCTGGCAGCCCTGCCAACTCCAAATGGGCCGCCCTCATTCATACGCATCGGCTGTTGCATTCCCATCTGCTGGAAATCAGCCATTCGACGCTGGTAATCACTAGGATCGACGGACGTTATGCCGCCAGCTTGATAACTACGACCATAGTCGTAGCCGTAGTCTGTGGCTACCTGACCTAAAGACTGATCTAACAGGCCTTGAGCCTCATCAAGCCTTCTTTTTCTGTCGGCTTCTGTAGCACCAAACTGATCATCACGGGCTTCTTGAGCTTCCATTGCCAGACGTTGACCTTCACCAACGCCTATTGGTAACAAAGAGCCAGGCTTTAAAAGGTTTTTGCCTAATGACTGAAGTCCTTCGCCTGAAGTTAATACTCCTTTTGTCGCCTCGCCAGTAAGAGCGTTTGTGCCACCAGTAAGACCGGCTGGTGCTGTAGTACCAGCCTCAAGCACACCTTCAGGACTAAACTGAGGTAAAGCTGATTTTGCTAAATCAACGTTTGATTGTAACTGCATAAGAGCAGGATTTGATGCTGCTGTACCAATGTCTGTTCCTGCTTGAACGGCCTGAGTTGCAGCGGTTGCCTCACCAGCCGCAAGCGCATCTTCAGCGCCTGCAAGAGCAGTTTCAGCACCTGTAACGCCGCCAAGGAGATCTTTAGTCGCCCCCAAGGCACTACCAATTCCAAAGCCAGTTAAACCTGCGGTTAAACCTTTCTTGATATCGCCTGTTACAGCAGTTGTTGCTAAGCCAGAACCAATAGCTCCAGACAAAGCGGCGTTGCCAGCGGCTGCTGTCAGCGCACTACCAATTGTTCCCGTCCCAAGCGCCGCACCTGCCGAACCTAACAGTGTGCTACCAAACATACTGCCCAAGAGAGGGGCTAAGAACGGCAAGAAAGCCTCTGGCTGTCCTGTCATTGGGTTTGTAGTTAGGCTCCCTGTAGGCGATAGCGAGGCTATGCCAGCCACTTCCACAGGGTTCATGTGAACTAACATACTGTCGCCATAACGGCCTTGCTGCGCCATCTGCTGCGCCATAGGTTCCATAGGCCGAGTGTTTGGTGCAACACCGCCTTGATTCATCCCTACTTGCGGAGGCATTTGCTGCGGCATCTGAGGCATCTGAGGCGGCATCTGGGGTGGCATTTGTGGCTGCATTTGCATCTGCTGACCCATTTGTTGCATTTGCTGCATTTGCTGCATCTGCTGATTCATTGGGTTCATAGGCGGCATTTGTCCGTTGTTATAGTTCACTAGCTTGTCTCCACACCGAATAGGTTAAAACTTACGTTCGCGGCACTGGCGTAAACCTTAACCACATCTGTTTGCGATAGGCAGATACCAATAACTACTGTCCTAGTAGTGTTTGCTGCCAATGATTCATCATAAAAAAGAAACTGTTTGTCATCTGCCGAAGCTCCAGCAACATGAACACTAACCCGAAAGGTTATTGCCGAACCGCTCCGATTGCAGATAACTAAAGAACTCACCGTAGTTTGCGCTAGGTTAGGCGCGGTGTATAGTACTGTGACGGTTGTTGCCGCAGGGTCTAGTTGGCCCAGAACCTTTATCTGATCTGTCATGAGGCCCCCATAAGCAAAAACTGGAACCTTCTCATAGCAAGAGATCCGGTAGAGTCAGACTGAGTCTTTGCTACCAACAAATCGTTTTCTACCTGATCAAGAAGAAACTCTAGGTTTCGCCTAGTGATGGCTTCGTTTTGAGCGTCATAAACTGGCGCTGCTACCGGCAAGGTTGTTGTTCTTGTACCTGACATTACCTACGACCATCCTGTCTCATATCAAACCTCAGTCCGCCTAAGCGCCATCCATAACCAACGCCAGAGCTTTCTACACGAATAACTGTATGTCTTGCTCTAGCCCTTATGTCAGAGGCCTGTGTGTTGTTTGTTACTGTCGCTGTCGCAAGAGTAGATGGCGTTTCTAGGGGGTAATTACTGCCTTTTACAGTGAGATCCATTGACGCATCTCCAGTCTCTCCGCTGAATGAGAAGTCAGGTATGATTCGATTTAACATCATAAATCGCTCTCCATCACCGATCTCTAAGTCTCCAGACTCAACAAACGCAGTTATTGCTTGACCATCATCGTCATGCCCAACCTCATGGTTGTAAAGATAGTTTTGGTCTGTGTTGCCGTCGAAGACTGTTGACGCAAGAGGTTTTGTTCTTGTAGATGCATCTGCCCAAGCGCCCCTATCTAAGGTTCCGACAGACCATAAGTTTTCAGAGTAATTAAACGTTACATAGTTGGTGATCTCAGTGTTACCAGTGCCTATTGGATAGAACCAAGTAACCTCCGAGAATGCGTTATTTTCAGCAGCAAATATCTTGAACTCTTGATCTGCGTTTAAGTTTGAATAAACGTGATCTTTTACCGAGCATGGGAGCGGTTGAACCGACCCGTTATAGACATAGAAGTTACCCTTATCCATGAAGTACACGGAACCCCTAGCATTTACTGCTGCTTTGGGAGAGATCATGGAAACGTCCGTACTTAACGTCTGGAACTGAAACGTAAAAGGCGCTCCAGAGAACCTCATAGAGTGAATGCTTGCATCGGTAAATATCAGTATTTCTTGCCTAGCTTGAACCGCACCTATTATTTGAGATCCTGAGTTTATTCTTACGCCGCCAGCAGTGTTAGTTGCCCTTGGAGTCCAGTCAGCAACGTTCTCTTGATCAGAGAACCTCACAAACAAAGGATCTATATTTGAACTACCTATAGGGTTAGTTCCAAACGCAATAACGTGCTGATCAATGTCAGATACCATAACCTGCAAAGCAACAACTGGAGCATCAGAAGCACCACCAAGAGCAGTTACATTTACCGCTCTAGCCGAGGTTCCAGAAGACTCATCCCAGTAGTATATGCCACCGCCTCGCGGGTTAAACAACAAGTCCTCACCAAAGTTATCTTGGCTATAAAGCCTTAATTGTCCGCCGGACGCGATGCTTGTTGCGCTACCAAAACCACCGGAGCCCCAAGCGTTAGCGCCCCAACCGGAACCTTGTACAACAGCGTTTAGGCCAGTGTTTATTTGATAAGCGCCGTCAACTCCAGACCCACCGTTACCAGTGTCAGAAGAATTGGCAACAACCGCATCACCCGCAGCATCCTTTGCAACAATCGTGTAGGTGCTGGCTGTAGGGACAGACGCTATTTGATATTCTTGATTAAGAACTGTAGCGGTAATAAGTCCACCAAGACTTACGGCACCGCTTATTGTGACAAAATCATTTACGACACATCCATGATTGCTATCGGTAGCGGTTATAACAGATGAGCCATCAGTAGCCGCGAAGGTAATGCCGTTTGTTGTCGTAGCCCTTATAGGGGTGACATCGTTAAAAACGTTACCTTCGTTAACGTAAAACTTTAGGTTTGTTCCAAGACCAATGTACTTGATGGTTTCAAGCGATGCCCAGTCATGAATAGACCGGCAAACACCCAAGAAGTGGTTTTGACTGTACTTTTGCCAGCCACCAATCTTTTCTGGGCGACCCTGACGAAAGCGTATCTTGTCAGAATCAAACCAACCGGAATCTGCTGTGTACTCAGTTCCTTCTTTGTTAACCCCAGGGGCAAACTGTATTTTAGCTAAAGGCATCTTAAAAGAACCCTCCGATCCCTGATCTGTAACCACGGCCAGTTTGATTCATCAAGCCGCCTTTAGAGCCAAAGCCTCCAGAAAACTGTTGCGGCTGGGCAAAGCTGGGTGATGGCATATCGTTAGTAGCTATTTGAAAAGGTTGCCCTAGCGGTACAGGCATATACTGCTCTTGCAGGCCAAAGCCTGTCATATCTTGGCTTTGTCTATCAAAGCTCTCTGGCCCTCTAGTCCTAATCCCTTCCCGCTCTCGCTGCTCTTTAAAACTAGATTGAAGTAAATCTAATTGCCTTTGAGCATCGGCATCTTGACCTCCACTTTCTTCGCGCCGTTTAAGAAGACCCTGATAATTAGGTGAATTCATTTGCTCATCTATGCTGAGAGGC